AATGACAGTACCAACCGCCCCAATTCCTAAAGTTCATTTGGGTAAATGTTTGCGTAGTCATACAACGCAAGGGGCTATTTATGTAAAAATTAGACCTATACCAAGATTTACAAGGTTATCAGATGTTTTATTATCAAATCCAAATGACGGTGATGTATATATGTGGTCGGGTGCTAATAATAGATTTGAAGCATATAATATGACAAAAAATATTAATCCAATTATATTGTCAACAACTAAAATATCGGGTGGTTACATTGATAATCTTAGTAATATTGTCGGAAATGCTGCATTTGAATATATTGTATTGAAAGTAACACCCGGAGAAATTTATACATATAATGGAAAAACAGATGGAAGCGCTTCTATCGGAGTTATTGCCGATAAAATTGATAATACAAAACAAATACTTGTTGATGGTGATTATTCAATTACATCAATTGAATTTGAAATACCTTTAGGATGTTATCAAATAAAATGTTCAAGCCCAATAGCATATCCGTTAATTATTATCAAAAAAGAAGAAAAAAAAGGATTAGTTCCGAGTTCAACGAATGATTTATTATCAATAATAAATAAAAGGATTTCAGATATTGAATTATTTTCAATAAATGAATCCGTTGATTCATCAACGGGTATATTTACATATAGTTTAAATTGGATTAGAACCGATTTTGTAAAAGTAAATAAAGGCGATATATTGATTTATACCGGGACTACTCTTGTTGGTTTTCCAATTACTTTTTGGGATAAAAACAAAAAATTAATCGGGCATTATGATTTAGCGAATGGAACAAATTCGGGTATTGAAATATTAATTCCTGAAAATGTTGATTATATAGTTGCTCTTGCTAAATGTCAAATTGGAGATATTTATTCATTGAAATTCAAAAAAACAATATCGGGGACGTCAGTTAATATTAATAATGGGGTGGGAAATTTATTAGTTGACTTACAAACAATAGCATCAACGCTTTCTCAACCATTTTTTGGTTCAAATGAAGGATATGAAATTCATAGACCTACTGGGTCTAATAAACCGTTAAGATATTATATGATTCCAAACGGTATTCCAACAGAATTGTCGGGCATAAGGACTAAATTAGAGTTATTTTATACCGACTATAAATTAGATTCGGCGAATTATTCTGCATTAAATATTTTATTGATGAATGGAGTTTCTCACATTGGAGTGAATCAAAATGGTACCGAAAGTCGTTTGGCACAAATTATAGGAGGTGCATACATTGGAAGCGGATTAATAGAAAATTGTGCAAGAATAGAGGTTAATGTAAACGATACAGTTGATTTGAAAGGACGAAAATACACAGTACATGAAATATTCAATATTAAACCACAGAATGCACCGTTAAACCCTATTGAGGGGGATTTGTATTATGATCAGACAATGAATAAATTGAGATGTTATGACGGTTCAGTTTGGAATAATTTATTTTAGAAATAATAGGTATTTATTAATTATAATATAAACAACCGGGGGGATTAAAATAAACATTCCCCCGGATAAAATTAAAAATCGTATGGAAAAAATTATTGTAACCCTTTGGATTCTCTTTGGTATTTACATGTTGGTAATTCTTGCAATTATGGCAGACCTTTGGAGCGGGGTGAGAAAAGCAAAACAAAACAACATTGTCCGATCGTCGTATGGTTTTAAACGCACAATCGACAAAATCGCCCGGTATTACAACGTTTTATTGGCGTTGTCAATCGTTGACGCAATGCAAATGGCGTCATTATGGTATTTGGAAAAATATTACGGGTACACAATACCCATTTTCCCGGTCATAACCTTATTGGGTGCGATTGGTATTTGTTTGATCGAAATTAAAAGCATTTACGAAAAAGCAGAGGACAAAGTGAGAATTGAGAATGTCGGAAATTTGGCGGGTAAGATTTACGCCAATAAAGACGACGTTACGGAAATCATTAAATCGGTAATGGATTACATGAAACAACCGGACGCCGCCGCCGCAACGCAACCAAATATCACAATCAACAATAATCAACGCTTTGCGGGTATCCGCTTTCGTTTTTCATTCCAATTTTTAGCATTCCGACACGGGGCAAAATCAAACGGGATTTTTCCGCCTCCGGTCTTTTTATTCGTCCGTTCATGTTACATGTCCATTTGATCGTTTAACAACTTTTTCTTTTCCTCCGTTTTTGGCTTTGCGGGGCTTTTTGCGGGGGCGTTGGAATATTTAAAAGATTATTGAAATGGGAAATTTACCGGAAATAAGGAAAAACAACGCCGTTGCCATTTTCCAAGGGGGCGGAGCGATCAAAGCAATTGAGGTTCGCCGGGACATGGTTACAATGCCGGAGGTTGCAAAATCATTGTCCCCGGTTGAAAAACTTGTTTTTGCAGCCTCAACAAAAACCCAGATTTGCGAAATATCGGACGACGAATTGGTTTCAAAAACGGCGCAAATGTTCAAATATATTGCAATGGACGTTGGTTATAATATCCCGAACGACCAAAACGAATGGACGTACATTTGCACCCGGTTAATGAATGTTTTGCAACGGCATTATTCGCAATTGACATTGGCGGATATTAAATTGGCGTTTGAATTGGCAATGGTTGGGGATTTGGACGAATATTTGCCAAAAGACAGAAACGGGAACGGGGACAAAAACCATTACCAGCAATTTAATGTCGATTATTTCGCCAAAATCATTAACGCATATCGACGGAAACAAAATGAGGTTACGCACAAAGCGTTTAAAGCATTGCCGCAACCGTCGTATGAAGTGACCCCAGAGCAAAAATTGTATTATTCCAATTTGACATTGTACGAATTAATCCAAGCGTTTTTAAAATACAAATACACCGGAAACGCCGGGATTAAAAGCAGTGTACAAGAATGGATATTTTACCAACGTTTGGTTGAATTTGGATTGGCGGACGATTACCAAATTACAATTGAGGACAAACAAATTGCCTTACAACAAACATTCGTTCGCATTGCAAACGGCATGGTTAACCAATACGAGGCAATACACATTCGCCGGGAGGGAATCGAACATGAAACGGTTAAAAGTTCCGCAACACTTGTGGCGCAAAAACATGCTTTATACAAGGCATTTGACCGAATGATTAAGGACGAAATTTATATTTACGATTACATTAAATACAAAAAAAAGGAGGGATAAATGAATTTAAAAATTGATTGTATTATTGGCATTGACCCCGGAGCGTCCGGGGGGATTGCTATTTGGCGACCGAACCATAAAACCGAGGTTATAAAAATGCCAAAGAATTTGCACGATTTGCGGGGTTACTTTGACCATTTAAAAGGAATTTGCAACCCAATTGTTTTTGTCGAAAAGGTGCAATTGCGCCCGGACGATATAACGGACAACCCCGGTAAAGCCTTTCGAGTGCAAGCCATGTTAAACGGGTTCCAACAATTAAAAGACGTCATAACCTTTTGCGACATTCCGTTTGTTTTGGTTCATCCGCAAAAATGGCAATCGGATTTAAAATTGAGGGTAAAAGGGGAGGAAAAGCCAGAACGAAAAAAACGTTACCAAAGAGCCGCCGCCGAATATTACCCGGAAATCCGGGCGACGTTATGGAATGCCGACGCCCTTATGATCTTACATTTTGGGCGATACACTTTGCACAATTCCCCGGAATGGGTATTGGAGAATTTACCCAAACAAATGCACGCAAAATTGTTTTAAATGGAATCGCCAAATAGCCAACCGACATTCGCCGAATTTGTGGAAATGGTTAAACAAATGAGGCATAACCAACGCCGTTTTGCAAATAACCCAAAACCAGAGATCAACGAAACCCGGATTAAATTCGAAAAGGAGGTTGATTTGGTAATTGCACAAATGACAGATACACAAATAAAGTTATGGTAAGCGAATATTATTATTTGGGCGATCGTTTGACCCGCCCGGAATTGAAGAAACAACCATGTAATGCCGTTCTCCGCCCGGATGGTAAATGTATTCGGGGGCGCAATGGTAACATGTTGGTTGATTTTCCCGGCATTGGGAAAGTGGTTATAATTGGGCGTTTGTTGAGAAAAACAAAAATAATTTGAAAATAACTATGCAAAAGTTTTGTGGTATCACAAGAAATGCTTTAATTTGCAGAATCAAACAACAAATTCCGACCCGGCGGATTCCGGAAAAACAAATAATCGAGAGCAAAAATGTACATCAAAAAAATTGAATTGTCGAATTTTCAGGTAATTAAAGAGTTCGACGCCGTATTTGAGGGTAATGTTTATTTCATTACCGGGGAAAATGAGTTGGGAAAATCAACCCTTTTAAAAGCGATTTCGATATTATTAACCGGGAACCGTGACGAGGTTTTGAGCAATGGAGCCGAAAAAGGTTTTGCCAGAGCGGTAATTGGCGACGACGGCGAAAATTACGAGGTTGAATTGAGAATGACAAAAGCCAACCCACGTGGAACCCTAACCATTAAGTCCCAAAAAACCGGGATGCAATCCGACCGGATTAGCATGTTGCAACAAATTTTCGGATACCAAGATTTTGACGCCGTGGAGTTTTCCCAATGGAGCGAAACCGCAGAGGGACGACGCAAACAAGTTGAGGTTGTAAAATCATTGTTACCCGTGGAAATTCAAAACCGTATTGTTGAAATTGACAATGAGGTTAAAACCATTAAGGACGGCGAACGCAAAGAGGCAAACACCGAACTAAAAACATACACAACGATTGTTGTTAATGCTGAAAAACTGATTACCCCCGGCGACATAATCAAATTTTCCAAATTGGAGCCAATCAAAATGGACGATCTTATGGAGGAACAAAAGACCAACGCCCAATTGATTGAAAAAGCAAAAACCGTTCGTCAAACCAAAGAGGAGAGAACAAAACAGATCGCCGAAATTCCCGCCCGTTTGGGTAAGGTCGAAACCGATTACAAAGCAGAGGTTGCAACAATTGACCAATCCATTGTTGACGCACAAACCGAACACGACCGCATCGTTAAAGAGGCAAAGGAAAAATTGGAAAAAGCCAAAGCCGGAGCCAAAGAGAAAAAAGCCGTTGCCGAAACCAATAAAAAAACCGCAATCCAAACGATCAACGACGAAAAGGCGGATTTTGAAAAGAGGTTGACAAATTGCAACAATTGGTTGACTGATTACGAAAAGAACAACCCAGAGGAAACCGACACGGCAACCAAGTTGAAACAAGCGGAGGAACACAACGAAAAATGCACCAAGGTTTCGGAGTACAACGAAAAGGTCAAATTGAAAAAAGCCGTTGAAAAGAAAATTGAAGCGTTGGAAACCAAGTTGACCAAATTAGCGTCCGAACGTGAAACCCTTATTTCAAAATCAAAATTGCCGATCGACGGTTTGAATTTTACCGAGGAAGGTTTGGAATTAAACGGCGTACCATTTGCCCCCGGCAAAGTGTCCGATTCTCAAATTATGGAGGTTGCCGCCAAATTGATTATATGCAAGAACCCAACCGTTAAAGTGTTCCGGGTCGGTCGTGGCGAATCATTGGGAAAACATCGTTTGCAAACCATTATTGAACTTGCAAAACGTGAGGGATACCAAGGTTTTATTGAACAAGTCGTGAGAGATCAAAACGACATGAGAGTTGAGGAGTATATCGAACAATAAATAAACCACGGGGGAGCCGTTCCCGGTTCCCCCATTACACAATCCAATTATGGCATTTACATTGAACAACAATTTAAAATTGTGGGCGGACAAATACGAAACCGCCGAATTTATCCAGAATGACCCGGTACAAATCCCGCACCGTTACAAAGGGGCAAAAATAGACGTCGAATATTTCGGCGAATCAATCCGCCCGGATTTGGCAGAAAAAGCAAACATTGAGATTTCCGCATTCGTTACGTCATTGATTGCATTTGGTAATCGCAAAACGATAATTGCAAAGGCGGATTTTATCGACCGAACCATTTTTGAGGGACATCCATTTGCATACATTGTTGGCGAAAAATGGCGGGAATATAAAGACAGCCCGGAAAACTTTTACCGTTTTTTCAAATATGCCGATTTCCACAACCTTTGCGAACGTTTGTTGCAAGTGTACACGGATTATTTGACAATGGAGGACGCGATACAAGCCAAAAACAAAGTGGACGCATTAAAAGCATTGCAAGCGTTATTTGGCGACGTGGAGGGAATACCAAACGAAACGAGCGAATCCGCATGTAAACGGTTATGTCTGTTTTTGCGTTGGATGTGTCGCACCAATTCCCCGGTTGATTTTGGCATTTGGTCAATTGTCCCGGTCAAAAATCTGATTATCCCATTAGATACACATTGTCGTCCTTACCGCTTAAACTAATTCCCCGGACTTCGATTTTACCCAACAATTCGTCGGCAAATGCACGGGCGGCGTCCTGTTGTTTGGCGTTCGCCTTAAATTCCG